CGTAAAATAATCTCCAAATAAACCATTTGTAGTGTTTGTAACGGCATTCGGTTTAGTATTAACAGTAACAGAACTTGATATCCAATATTTATAATTCATGCTGACGGTCATCTTCATGACTTCTTTATCTGCATAATCCATTGTTATCGGATTTATGGTTTTAGGATAACATTGATATAATACTACTTGATATCTACTCTTATCGGCCACATCAAATACTTCAATAGTTATATTTGTAGTATAATCTTTATAATAATTAAATGATCTAGTTTGTGGATTTTGTATAGCACCCATCCAACTATCAAACATCTTCTTAACTTGCATAGAATTATCTACATAGAAACTCATATTAACGTTATCAAATAGCTTATTAAAAGGCACCTCTCTATATTCACCAAAAGTCTTAGCTTGAGTGGTCTCAAGAGTCATTCCTGGTAAATTAACATTGTCACAGTATAATAATATCTTTCTAAGATCTAATGCTGCGCCGGCACCTTGCATACTTCTTGGAGGACTAAAGGTGATTGCAAACCTTGAGTTACGCATCAAGCCTTCGCTCTTAATACTTGCTATGAATTGGTTTAATGTTGCCATCTTAGTATCCTAATGAATCTTGCCATACTTTATTTTTATTTGCACCAACAAATTGTTCAACTGGTAATAACATAGCAGTGGTCCAATCAGGTGCATCTATCTTTCTAAATCCAGACTTTAAGTGTGAGTTTAAGTAGTGTTTAACACATGGTTCTGCCCATTTAAACTTAGACACCCCAGATATTAAATTCCATGAATACTTAATACGAGTATTCTCAGTCATATTTTTATCTGTAGCAAACTCCATCAATCTCTGTAATAGGATTACTCTAGGCTGATATGGTAGATAGTGCATGTTTAATCCCATGAATCCACCAGATAACTTTTTATATGGGAATACCAATGGAAACATATCATAATATGGTAGTTCATCTTTTGTCTTCGGATCATATAAAAACATATATAAACTTCCAGGCATGATCTGTCTACCCATCTTATGCGAGTCAGAATTTAATACCTTTTGAGCAGTAATGTTCTGTCTTTTAAGAAGGGCCGCCTGTTGTTGGAACCATGCCTTAGACCTAATCGCAGCTTTCTTTAAGTCGTATTGATTCTGTAAAAATATATCTTTAGGTGATTGAGCCATTAACTATTTATATGCTAATTCAAGCCTAATTCATTTTCAGTAATGATTACAAACTCATACCCTCGATCCTTACACCATTCAGTTGCTGCCTTCCATTTAGCTTGGTTTTTAATAAAAGTTAATGACTCTGTAAGATAGTACTTAGTCTTTCTTCCTGGATATATTGGAGGTTGAGTCTGTTTGGCAGGTTTGACTTCAACCAGGTATGTCTTTGTCTGGTTATCTTTGGTCCTAACACGTATTTTAAAGTCAATAAAGTATCTATGAACGCGATTATCTGTAGGACACCTATATGGGACTATTGTCTCCTCAGAACACCATTTGATTATAGACGGGTTCTTATCGCACCATGAGGCAAAACGGGTCTCCCAACTTGATCTCATGATAATGTTGGTAGGGTCCCCTTCATACTTCTCAGGAAACATTGGTTTATATCTTCGTTTATGAAACATCTTCTGTATTTATTATAAATAATCAATAAACGTTTAGGAATGTAATATGGCCGAAATAGGACCAAATTGGAATAACAACTCTACTGTAGAAGATACTGCAAATGGTAAAAGTCTATATACTGCAAGGGGTGGGGCTGGTTCGTTTGATAATAATAAGTATTCAATAGACCAATTACAATATCCTTCTGACCTAATGGGTTCATTAGCTGAATATGGCAATAACTATGTTATATTCTATATCAACATAGCATCTGATTCAAAACTATTAAAAGAAGGTTCTGCTCAATCAGTCAATGACTCCACTCCAAGAGACTATGGTGATTTAACAGCCTTATCAAACAAGTATGGTGGCACTGCTGCGAATGCTGTAGGTGGAACTGCATTATCTGCTGGAGTTGGAGGATTGGTTGCACAAGCTGGTATAAAGTCATTCGCTACTATTGGTGGAGCTGCAATTGGTGCAGACCTTGCATTAAAGCAGGTTGGATCTACATTTTCTGGTCAAAAGAAAAGATTAAGCACTGCTATAGCTCTTCATGCTCCTAATACTATGCAGACAACATATAGCGTTAACTATGAAGAAGAAGACCTTGACATATATGCTATGGGTCTTGCTGCAGCGGGTGGAGGTTCAGCGTTAGCTAAGGCTGCTATCAGTAAAGGCACTGCTAGTAATGTAATGTCTGATATATTAAGAAATTCAAACGTTGTTGGTGGAGCAGTTGCTGCAGGGTTAAAAATTCCTGGTACGGGAGGCATATCAAGACTTACTGGCCTCGCACCTAATCCTAGAAAAGAACAATTATTTAAGAACGTGCAGTTCAGAACATTTACGTTTGACTACCAATTCTATCCAAGAGATGCTTCAGAGGCCGCAAACGTAGAGAATATCATTTATCAATTCAAATTACACATGCATCCTGAGTTTAAAGATGCGAATAATTTCCTATACGTGTATCCTTCAGAGTTTGATATATTCTATTATCACGGCATAGAAGAAAACTTACATGTCAATAGACATACATCATGTGTACTTACAGATATGGTAGTTAATTATACACCAAATGGACAATTTACTTCATTCTCCAATGGTATGCCTACACAAATCAACGTTACATTAACCTTTAAAGAGCTTGCTACTCTTACTAAAGAAAAGATACAGGATAAACTATAATGTATTTCGAAAACTTTCCTACATTTTTATATGATTTTAAAATCAATGGTAAGACTGAATATAAGTTAGTCAAAGACATCTCACAGAACGTCCGGGTTCGTAAAGAGATATTATCTGGAGTAACGTTATATGATGAGTATGATATCAGAGACGGTGAAACACCAGAGATCATATCAGAAAAGATATATGGCACTCCTCTATATCATTGGGTGGTCATGTTATGTAATGATAAGTATAACTATATTGATGATTTTCCATTGCCAAGTTTTGAATTACAAAAACATATTACCAATAAGTATGGTATTGGTCATGAATATGACATACATCATTACGTAAATGCAAATGGATTTATAGTAGATTCTAGTCAAGGAACTTCTATATCTAACTATGATTATGAGGTTTCTGTAAATGAATCAAAACGTAGGATCAAGTTAATCTCTCCAACACTATTAAATACTATCATCAAAAACTTTAAAGATCTTATATAATGGCAGCTGATAATGAAGTAATACGGTTTGCGGGAGACGTCGCGATCGATAAGATCGAGATCATATCTTCTAATGGCTTTGCCCAAGAAATAACAAACCAAGTAGTAGCCCTTGAGATATATGAAGACTTATGGTCCCCATTCATATCAGGAGTGCTAGCATTAAAAGATTCATTAGATCTTACAAACTTATTCCCGTTTGTTGGCGAAGAGTACGTTAATATCAAGATCCATACTCCTTCTTTTGTTGATAAGACTAAGATAATAAGCGATCAGTATTACATCTATAAGATGACAAATCGTACAATGAGCGGAGACAGGAATGCTATATATGAACTACACTTTATATCCAGAGAAGCTATAGTCGACCTAAATAAAGCTACTAGTAAAGCTTATTCAGGTAAATGCTCAGATATAGCACGATCTATAATTACCAGTACAGATGGATTAGAATCAAAAAAGAGTATTAACATAGAAGATACTCCAAACGGAGTTAAGTTTGTAGCAAACTATTGGCCTCCAGTAAAAAGTCTAAATTATACTGCAGAGACTTCTGCAAATAGAAATGGTGCTGCTAATTATCTATTCTTTGAAAATAGAACTGGCTTAAACTTTGTATCATTAGATTACTTATACAGTGCTGATACCATACAAGAATTTATATATGATAACTACATGAGAGATTTTACCTCAGATGGTAGAACATATAGAAATATTGAAAAAGAATATCAGCGTATCATAGAAATAAACATGCCTGAAGTGTTTGATTACATGGATCGTATTAGATCTGGTATGTATGCAAATAAGATGACTAACTATGATCTAGTTACGAAGAAGTATGTAGTTAAAACATTTGATATGCTTGATGACTTTAGTAAGAATGTCCACTTAAATGAGTTTGCTCCAGCATCAAAGAAAGTCATAAGAAGATTTAATGCAATGGGATTTACATATCCCAAGTATCATTCAAATTTTAATAACTTTGGTGATGTGACTAACTCTAAGACTATTCAAAAACGTATGTCGCAGCTAAGACAGGCTGAATCCACTAAGATAGAGATAGTAGTTCCAGGTAGGACTGATTATACCGTTGGTAAAAAAGTAAAAGTTACACTCAATAAATTCAATCCTATAGACGGATCTGATTCACAACAAGACACTGTTGATAATATGTTCTCAGGAAACTATATCATATCAGGTATCAATCATTTCATTGATAGAGAGAAACATCAATGCCATATGGAGTTGATGAAAGACTCATTCATAGTAGATTTAGATAAGGGTGGGAAGTAATGAAATTATATACAGGATGCGTAGAGAATAGGCAAGACCCACTTAAATTAGGTAGGTGTCAAGTTAGGGTTGTTGGTTTACATAATAGTGATAAGACTCAATTAAAGACTGAAGACTTACCATGGGCATACCCTATGCAACCTATTACGTCAGCTGGTATTTCAGGAGTTGGCCATACTCCATTAGGTCCAGTTGAAGGTTCGTGGGTAGTCATCATGTTTAGAGATGGGGATGAACAACAACCAATCATCTTAGGTTCTATCGGAGGCATCCCTCAAGCACAAGGAACTGTAGATTATGATAATGATCAGATGGTCCTTAAAGAAGACGGCATGCTTCCAGGATCAGATTCACAAACTATCACAGATAATACTGGCGGTACTGTAAGTAATACTAGTTCTACAGCTGCACCAGAAGATACAGGGTTAAATCCAGCTAGTTCTTATAGCCCATCTATCGCAGTTGTAAATTTAATTAAACAGTATGAAGGCTTACGATTAACAGCATATCAAGACTCTGCAAATGTATGGACCATAGGATACGGTACAACATCTATTAATGGAGTCCCAGTATATGAAGGACAAACTATAACTGCAGCACAAGCTGATGAATATTTGTTATCACATCTTAAAATGGATGTATCTCCAATTATTAGTTCAAAAGCAAAAGCTCCTATCACCCAATCGATGTATGATGCTTTATGTTGTTTTACTTATAACTTAGGATCCGGTACATTTAGCAATTCAACACTATTAAAAGAGTTGAACACTACAAAATATCTGGATACTGCAACATCATTCTTAGACTATAACAAAGCTAATTCTATAGTATTACCTGGTTTAACTAAACGTAGATCAGCTGAAAAAGATCTATTCTTAAAAGACGGTATACCTAGCATTTCAGGAGATCTAACTCCAGTACAAGGAGTTAATGCACCAATTGATTCATCTAATACCAGTTCTGGTCTTAATAATGGTGATACTGTTGTTATGGGATTCAAAGATCCTAAAGGCAAGTATCCATTATATCTAAATGAACCTGACACGAATAAGTTAGCAAGACATGAAGACATCAAAAAGACTATAGTCTATAAGAAAGAACTAGCAAGAGAGAAAGCTGTGTTAACCGCAGGCGGGAAGACTTGGAATCAAGCACACATACCTTACAATGCTTCTTATCCATATAATCATGTATTCATGACAGAGTCTGGCCATATTATGGAGTTTGATGATACCCAGCATTCTGAACGAGTCCATCTATATCATAAGAGTGGTACATTCACTGAGATCGATGCTAATGGCACCCAGGTAAACAGAATAGTTGGGGACAACTATGAGATACTTGAAAGAAACGGCCATGTATATATTAAAGGTACTATGGACGTCACTATCGATGGTGATCATAATGTTAAAGTTAATAATGCATTAAATCTACAAGTAGTAGGTAACGTTAACATGAATGTCACTGGAAATATGAATGTCGATGTTGCTGGAACCTATAATGTAAAAGCTGCAGGCATTAATTTAGAAACACACGCAAATCCTGTAAATATCCTATCAGCTAATAGTGTTAACGTACAATCTGCAGCTGCACAAAACTTCAAAGCTGGAGCCACATTCAATGTAGATGCCGTCAGAGTAGACATGAATAGCGGTACTGCTGGAAATGCATCTGGTTCTGGATTAAGCACCCTTTCTACGGTCACTCCTACAATGCCAGAATTTTCTGAATTAGTAGTCATAACTAGAGGAGCAGAAGCGGCCGCATATTATGAAACCCCTGAAGAAGGCGATGCCACAGCTTATACTGCCAAACAAATCAATGATGGCACACTTAAAGCTGATGAAAAGGATTCTGGCACTGCACAAGGATCAGCATCAACAAGTCCTAATAATGTAACTGCATTGCCACAGAGTTGTAACTTAATTAATGGTATGGATAAATTTACTGCAGACTTACAATTATCAACACACTTTACTCTTGGAGCATTGACTAAGAACGGTACACGTATGCCAGTTAATCAACAAGGTTTAACTACACAAGAGATCGTATGTAACCTTAAAGGACTCGCCGAGAATTGTTTAGAACCTATTATTGGATTATATCCAAGTATGATCATTACTTCAGGATTTAGAAGACCTAGCGATGTAGCTGAGTCAAGTGCTACATCACAGCATTACCTTGGTCAAGCTGCAGACATCATAATCCCAGGATTTAGCAGACAGAAACATTATGAAGCTATCCAAGCTATACAACAATTGATACCATATGACCAATTGATACTTGAGTATTCAGGTGCTACGACAGTTTGGATCCATGTGTCATTTAAATATACAGCAAATAGACAGATGGCATTCACTATGAGAGATCATAGCAAGTATGGTGATACAGGACAGTATACGCTGATAGCATAATGCCATTTAGCCCAGCTTCCACTACTTTAAATACCTTGAATGAATTCACTAACCTGAATCATACTATTACGTACACTGAAACTATTGGAGCGACGGGTTTAACTCCCGGAACTACAACTTCTTATCCGGTAACTATTACTGCTATTACACCAAATGACACTGTTGTCGTTACTAGTAACACTATATCTGGTTATTACTCAGAAGCATTCGTTAATGATATAAAGTACAGGACTAAATCGGATACTTTTGTAAATGTACCTAAATTTAAAGATATTAATACTGAAACATTATCAGAAGTAATATACTATTATGCTGATACTACTACACGAAAAGTGTTTCAATATACAGCTACTGCTAACTCACAGACACAAACATATACTATCAATTTAGATAATGATTGGACTTCTGGTAGGGATGAATTATTAAAATATGCTAAGCCTTCTAAATACACTGCTATTTCTATAACGTGGATAAATAGTAGCAGTGGTTCTATTACATGGACAAATGGAGCATCAGAAACATTAACTTGGGTGAATAACGTATGAGTCTACTAATTCCTAAATCATTTTCAACAAAGACTGGATCAGTCCAATTAAGTGACTTAGATACTAACTTTACATATCTAACGAGTACTGTCAATACGGCTTTAGATATAACTGGTACAGCTGTGACGGTATATGGCACACTAGGCGCTTCTGGTGCAGTAACACTAGCTAATACGCTAAATGTTGCAGGAGTTACCACTTTAACAAATAATTTAAATGTGGGTGGAACTGTAGGTGCTACGGGTGCTGTGACATTAGCTAGCACATTAGATGTTACTGGAGCGGCAACTCTACGATCCGCATCTAGTACTATACCTACCGGAGGAAGATTATCTGGTACGGATGTAGGATCTATTAGGGCACCTGGAACAGTAGTCCAAACGGTTTATAAAAGGGTAGATACTAGAGATACCTATGCATTTGCGACAGCTGGATCTCTTGGTACATTCATTGCGTCTTTAGATACCACAATAACTCCTAAATTTTCTAACAGCTTAATTCATGTTCAGATGTGTTTAACATATGAAGTCCAGCATGATACTGTGTTTATATTGTATAGGGATGCTACACAAATAGGTGTAAATTCTCTTGATGCAAACTATTGGTCAGGCACTTGGTTACCTGGATATGATGTAGATAGTAATTCAACTCCTAGAACAAATCACTTCTTTTATATGGACACTCCAGCAACTACTGCAGCAACAACATATAGATTAATGATTCAATCTGGCGGAGTTGGTGCAACCACATTCTTTTTAAATAGAACAATAGGTTCAGCAGGTCAAGCAAGTTACGAAGTTGCAATTAGTCAGATTATTCTACAGGAAATAGCACAATGATTTATAAACAACAGTATATAGTAACCTATGATATTACACACGCTCTTCAAACTTTAAAACCTGGCGCGATATGGTCCATATCTGGAATAGAATATAAAGATCTAAATTGGTTAGATGGAAATCAAACCAAACCATCAGAAGAAGAAGTTAATGCCGAAATTGAAAGACTTCAATCTGAATATGATGCTAAAGAGTATCAAAGACTAAGAGCTAAAGAATATCCATCATTTGCTGATCAATTTGACTTATTATATCATGGTGGATATGATGCATGGAAAGATGCTATCCAACAAGTTAAAGATAAGTATCCTAAATAATGGCTGCAGCTACTAGATTAGGAGATGTTTGTACAGGTCATGGATGTTTTCCACCTAGGCCTAATGATGAGGCATCTGATAATGTCTTCATCAATGGCATCGGAGCTCATAGAGAAGGTGACCATTGGGTGACTCACTGCTGTACTATTGTATGTCATGATGCGGTGGCAGTAGAAGGTTCATCTACAGTATTCATTAATGGTAAAGCTGCTGTTAGGATCGGAGATATGTTGTCATGTGGATCAGCTTCTGCGGAAGGCTCACCAAGTGTATTCTTTGGATAAAGGCATATAAATAAGACATGGCACGAAATACTAGGACGTTCTCTGATTTAGACCTCAATTTTACCAAACACCCGGTAACCTATGATATCGTCCGTAAGTTTGATGAAGAAGCTATCAAGGCATCAGTAAAAAACCTTGTCCTAACACAGAACTATGAGAGACCTTTTCATTCAGAGATAGGTTCACAAATTAGAGGGTTGTTGTTTGAGCGAGCCTCCCCGATGTTAAACATCATGCTCAAGAGAGCTATAACTGA